TGCGGTTGCGTGGTCAGTTTGGCACGTTCCTTTTGGGTGATCCTAATGCCGCAACGCCACGCGGATCAGCGTCCACAGCGGCTGGCACGCCGGTTGTTAATGGTGCAAGCCAGACTGGTAACGAGTTAGCTATTGACGGGCTTCCTGCGTCTGCTTCCGGCTATTTGAAGGCCGGTGACTATATCCAGCTAGGCAGCGGTGCAACAGCGCGTCTTTACAAAGTGCTAGAAGATGTTGACAGCAATGGCAGCGGCGAAGCCACGTTAAACCTATGGCCGGATTTGCGGTCATCACCGGCTGATGGCGCAACAGTTACAGTCAGCGGCGCACAAGGCGTTTTCCGGCTGTCATCAAATGACGCAACGTGGACGATCAACAACGCTGGTTTTTATTCAATCAGCTTTGCAGCGGTTGAAGCACTATGACGCGCAGCGGTGTACCATCCGAATTTGCGACTGATAGCTTTACCGGCTTTCTGGCGGCTGAACTGCTATTCGATAGCGGTGCGCTGCGTTTATGGAATGGTTACGGCGATCTGACGATTGGCGGTGATACTTATACCGGCGGCGGGTCATTGATTTCCGTTTCGGCTATTGAAGAGGCTGCGGAGATTGGCGCGAAAGGCGCGTCAATGTCACTGACCGGCATATCAAGCAGCATCTTGACCACTGCACTGACCGAAAACTATCAATATCGGATTGCAAACATTTATGTCGGCGCAATTACCAGCGGCACAGTTAGCAGTTACAAAGTGTTTTCTGGCAGGATGGATGTGATGACAATCGCTGAAGAGGGTGAAACTTGCACGATTACGCTAACTGCCGAAAGCCGTTTGATTGATCTAGAGCGGCCACGATTGCGCCGTTGGACTAGCGAAGATCAGAAATCCCTTGATGCCACAGATAAAGGGTTTGAGTTTATCAATTCATTGCAAGAGGCGACAATTAAATGGGGCGGCTAGTCGATTGGCCGTCACGCTTGAACGACCATATCGAAGAATGGCGGCATAAAAAGTTTGAATGGGGCAAGGCCGATTGTGCCTTGTTTTGTTTATATGCGGAAAAAGCTATTTGCGGGTCGTCACGCTTTGATGATTTTATCGGCAAATATCGCTCCGCAGCGGGTTCTGCAAAGGCGTTGCTAAAGATAGGCGGCGGCGATCTTGCGGCCAGTGTCGGGGCTAGGTTGGCCGAAATAGAGCCATTTAAAGCGCAGCGGGGCGATGTTGCACTGATAGACACGCCACTAGGCGATGCGTTATCATTGGTGGTCGGTGACAAGGTTGCCGCAATGGGCAAAGATGGTTTGGTTTTTTTGCCGTTAAGCGCGGCAAAGCAAGCGTGGAAGGTATAATATGCCACAGGCAGTCATTCCAGCACTGATCGCAACAGCGGCAACAGTCGGCACAGCTTACGTTGCCGGAACTGTGGCAGCGGTCACAGCTTCTTATGTCATTGGCACGTTTGCAGTCAATCTTGCGCTAACAGCCGCGTCACAAGCACTTGCGCCAAAGCCGAAGCAACCAAACATCGGCGGCGGCGGCAATGGCGGCATCGATCAATCAAAAACGATCACAGCCAGATCATCTAACGCCACGCGCAAGTTGGTTTATGGTGAAACCCGCATCGGCGGCACATTTGCTTTTATAGAAGCCACTGATAGCGATGAATATCTGCATTTGGTCATTGTCTTATCGGCGCACGAACTGGAAAGTTTCACCACAATATATTTCAATGAAGAGGCCTTGACGTTAAGCGGAAACAGCGTCACCAGTCCGTCAAAATATAGTGGTTTGGTTAATGTTTATCCGGTCACTGTCGGCAGTGCTGGCAATATCCCAGCAAGTTTGGTTTCAGATACAAGCTGGACAAGCAACCACAAGCTGACCGATCAAGGTTATTTATATGTGCGGTTGAAGTTTGATCCAGACGCATTTCCGAATGGCTTGCCAAACATTAGCGCAAAGGTCAAAGGTCGCAAGATATATGACCCGCGCACAACCACAACTGTTTGGAGCGAAAACCCAGCTTTGGTCATTCGCGACTATTTGACAGATACAGTTTACGGGCTTGGTGCAACGGCAGCGGAAATAGACGATGCCAGCTTTATTGCTGCGGCTAACATCTGCGAAGAAAGCGTTGCTTTGTCTGGTGGTGGCACGCAGGATCGCTACACATTCAACGGCGTTGTTGATACGCAAAACACGCCACGCGGAAATATTGAACAAATGCTCACCGCTTTGAATGGGTCGCTTTATTACAGCAACGGCAAATGGTCGCTGCGTGCTGGCGCATATGTAACACCGACAGTCACGCTTGATGAAAGTGATCTTGCGTCTGGATTGACTGTTACAACCGCCATTTCGGCGCGTGACAGCTTCAACGCTATCAAAGGGCAGTTTATTAGCCCAGCCAGCGACTATCAAGCCACAGATTATCCTGCGATTACTAGCAGCACGTTTGAAACCGAAGATGGCGGTGAACGCAGATATCTAAACCTTGATCTGCCGTTTACTGATAATGCGGCACGCGCACAGCGTATTGCAAAGCAAATCTTGTATAAAAACCGGCAAGAGATTGCCTTGCGTGCAAAATTCAAGATGAGTGCGTTTCAGTTTCAAGTCGGCGACACTGTGATGATTACAAACACGCGGCTGGGCTTTACCAACAAGGTCTTTGAAATTGTTAGCTGGAAACTAAACTTTGGCACAACTGAGGTCACTGTTGACTGCGAAATGGTCGAGACAAACAGCGCGGTTTATAGCTGGTCGGCTGAAGAAAGCGATTTTCAGCAAGACAATACCACCTTGCCAAATCCGTTTAATATCCCCGCGCCGACAATTTCACCATCTGACACGCTGGAACTGTTTAATCAGCAAGCTATTTCGGTGCTAATTGCAGACGTGGAAAGCACAAGCATCTATGCGCGGCAATTTGAGGTGCAAGCAAAGCTGTCAACAGATACAGTTTACAAGTCGCTAGGCATCGGCTCCGGTAATCGTTACACGCTGGTCAATGTGCAGTCCGGCGGCTTATACAACATCCGCGCAAGGGCTATTAACGCGCTGGGCGTCAAATCTGCGTGGGCAACGGCTAATCATACCATTATCGGGCAAGCTGCGGCTGCGTCTGACGTGACCAATTTCAGCGTCAACATCATTGGCAAAAACGCCGATCTAAGCTGGACAGCATCAACCGATCAAGATTTGTCGCATTACGTCATTCGACATTCACCGCTATTGACCGGCGCGACCTATAATAACGCGCAAACAATCGTCAAAAAAGTGCCGCGTCCGACCAACACTGTTGTCGCACCAGCCCTAACCGGCACATATTTTATTAAGGCGGTCAACAAATTTGGCGTGCAAAGCGTCAATGCAGATAGCAGCGTGGCTTTGGTCGATCAAGTTGACGGGCTTAATCTGACCGATACAGTATCGGAGCACAGCGATTTTCTTGGCACAAAGACCGATTGCGTTGTAATTGATGATATTTTGCGGCTGGATACGACCAATCTATTTGATAGCGTTGCTGGCAATTTTGATGCGGCGACAGGCTTGTTTGGCGGTGGTTCTGGTTCTGGCTTTATTGCAAGCAGCGGCACATATGACTTTGCGAACATCATCAACCTTGGCGCGGTATTTACGGCACAAGCCAGCGCGGTTTTGAAGGTGTCGCAACTATCTATGCACACTGGAACACCAGCAAGCGGGGCGACTGACGTTGATTTATATGTTAGCACGACGCAAGATGACCCGACTGGCAGCCCAACGTGGACTGCTTACCGGCAATTTGTAGTTGGAACCTATACAGCAAGAGCTTTGCGGTTTAGGGCAATTCTGACAAGCACTGACAGCGCAGAAACACCGGCCATCGAAGAGCTAACCGCAGAAATGCGTTTGCCGACCAGAACGCAAAGCGACAATGATATACAAAGCGGCGCAGGATCAAAGGTCATCACGTTCACAACGCCGTTTAAGGCACTCAACGCGGTTTCAATTTCGGTCGGGGATATGCAGTCGGGCGATTATTATGGTATAACTAGCAAATCGGCAACCGGCTTTACGATCACATTTTACAACAGTGGCGGCACGCCAGTAGATCGGTTGTTTGATTACGTTGCAACGGGGTTTTAAATGTCACAGCACGATTTTAACATTGCCAACCAGACTTTTCCTAGCTTTCGGGCTGATTTGAATGATGCGCTGCAAGCATCTGCGACGATGAGTGCGGGGTCATCTGCGCCGACAACGCCATATGCTTATCAGCTTTGGTTCGATACCACAACCGACACTTGGAAGGTTAGGAACAGCGGCAATACTGCGTGGATCAGCACAATCACGACCGATTTGGCGACAGGCAACGTGGGCATTAACAATACGTCACCCGCAAGCTATTATAGTAATTCCAACCAGTTAGTCGTTGGAAGTGGTGCAGCACGTCAAGGAATTACAATTGCCTCAAGCACAAGCACCATAGGACAACTTGCTTTTGCAGACGGCACAAGCGGTGATGCCCGATATGAAGGATGGGTGATTTATGACCATAATACAGACCATATGTCACTTGGCACATCAGCAGAAGAACGTATGCGCATCACAGATGCGGGGACGATACTTGTTGGAAAGCAGGCAGAAAACACAGCTAACGACGGCATTGAATTAAATAGAAATGACGTTTTGGTCGCAACCCGAAACAATGATGCACCATTGCTTTTGAACCGCCGAAGCAGTGACGGCGACATTGCAGTATTCCGCAAAGACAACACCACTGTGGGTAGTATTGGGACGTCATTTGGCTACATATGGGCTGGCACTGGTGATGTAGGTTTGTCGTTTAGGGATACGCTTGACAGCATAAACCCTTTTAACCCAAGTGCCGGCAATAACAGGGATAATGCTATTGATTTGGGTCATTCAGCCACCCGCTTCAAAGACCTCTACCTATCCGGCGGTGTCTACTTGGGCGGCACTGGTTCGGCTAATTATCTGGATGATTATGAATATGGAACTTGGACGCCAGTATTAACTGCAAGCACTACTAATCCAACATATACAGTAACCAATTCCACCGCACATTATGTTAAAATAGGCGATATGGTTTATTTTAGTTGGTATTCGTCAGGTGTAAATATTAGCTCTAGTGGGAGTGGTAATGCTCAAGTTGATGGCTTGCCATATACATCGGCTAATGGAACAGAGGAATACTGGCTATTTAATTATAAACACGGCACTGCGGTAGATACTACGGGTTGTAGCGGCGGTTATGTTGCCAAAAACGACACAAGAATGGTGTTTGTATTAGATGGCTATATAAGTAGTCCTACTTGGGCTACTGGAAACGGAAAGTATTTAATGGTTGCAGGGGCATACAGAACAACAGCATAACCTGATTGGACATCAGGTCGGACAGTCCATCCATAGGAGATAAAAATGGCACTAACAGAAGAAATAGTACAAGACAAAATCGAAATAGTAGGTGACTATAAACACATCCAAGTACGCACCGCAACAGTCATCAAGCGTGATGGCGTTGAGATTAGCCGCAGCTTTCACCGGCACGTTATAGCACCTGACGCTGATATCACAGGTGAAAGCACAGAGGTTCAAGCTATCTGTGCGGCGGTACATACACAGGCAGTCAAGGATGCGTATGCGGCACATCTGGCGGCACAAGCTGCTGAGACAGCTCCGGCTGAAGAAACTCCGGCTGAAGGCGGCGAATAATGAGCGAAGAAAACAAGGTCATTATAGACGTTGCGGCTGGCACAGGCACATTTGCTGCTTGGGTTGGGATGATGCCGGATATTGTGGCCTTGTTTACGGGCGTGTGGGTGCTGATCCGTATATGGGAAACAGACACCATTAAACGCTTAACTGGTCGTGTTTAAGGCGATTGTTTTAGCTTGCGTAATAGGCGCACCAACCGAATGTGTCGAGTTTCATTCTATTATCTATTCATCATCAAGAGCTGAATGCAAAGCGCGCGCGATGGTTATGTCACGCGATATTGGGGAGCTTGTTAATTTGATGCCGATGAAGTGGCGGTGTCAGCAACTTGCGGAAGGTATGCTGTCACAATGGAACCAATCAGCACC